TTTTTCAGGCTTATTTTCGCCTGTATCTTTTGCTCGTCGTCTTCCCCCTGGTTTATCACGTCCGGCATATTTCTCAGCCAGGTGCCGTGGGCAATAAGGGTGTCGTACCAGTCCCCGCCGGAGGCAAAGCAGGAGGAGCGAAAAAGGCCGGTCTTTCCTGTAATGCGGGCAAGCAGCCGGTCGAACAGGTCCCCGATGCGCATGGCTCTGGTGTATGTCTGCGGGTAGCTACTATCTTGCTCGATAAAAAGCTCCCCGTTGGCTTGCAGAACAATAAGGGATCCAAGACCAAAATCAGCAAGCACAGCAATAGCGAGAGATTCCCCAGCACCTACAAACACACTCTCGTCGTTGAATGTATAAGAAACTTCTGCTCCAGCTATTGAGCAGTCCAGAGTGCCGAGCCTCTGCTTTCGGTCATAGATAAGGTCTTGCCCTCCAGTAAACCAAACCAAATCAAGAGTTAAGGAGTTTCCCGCTATTCCAAAAACATTACGGAGAGATACTGATCCTCGAAGTGTGTAATCGGTGTCCAGCTTTGCGTTGAGGATGATGGGGCCTTGGCCGAACTGCAGGTTAGCATAGTCCCCTCCGACCGAGTTCATGATATTGGCCGTGCTTACCTCTACAACCTCCTGCTCGCTTCGGTAGTCCAATAGCCACGGAACCCCCCGGGCGGTCTTCCCGCCTCCTGACACCTTAACGCGGAATTCTTGGTCCGTGTCCAGAAACAGGCGGGAACGCCTGAATATCTGGCGCGGGGTGAGCAGTAACTGCTGAGTTGCCAGGGGCCCTATGTCGGCACCGTCCAGGGAGGTGTTGGGAATAATATCGATCTCGTCGTCCCAGCGCTTCTCAATGACCTCCAAAAGGCCACCGGTTACGATGTCCGCCTCACAGGTCTGCTCCCGGTCGTTGAAGTCAAGGGAAAACAAGTCCACCCCCACATTCGAGATAGTCACATATTCCTGGGCGCTGGTACGGTCGTTCTTCTCCCGGATGATAAGGCGCACGTCGGCACCCACCCCGTCCAGGGCGTTGACCTCACGCAGGTATTGGTAGCCTTCCCGGTAGAAGGTAACCTTGCCCTGCTTTTTGTAGGAGAAATACTTGCCCTCATTCTCCCGGGAAATCACGTCCTTATTCCCCGCCTCGTAATCTTTGAGCGGGGGTATCTCCGTGAGGGCCGGGTCTCCGTCCTTGAAGAGGTAAAACTTGATATTGTCGTGCCTTCCCAGCATTTAGTACCTTCTTACTCGTGGCTGCGGATCCAGCCGGTTTATGATGTTGATCTGATTCTTCACACCCTTGAAACCTCGGCGCAGCCCCCGGTGGATACTCGCCTCAAGTATGGCCGGGTTGTACCCCGGGGCAGCGCTCACTCCTTGCGTGCGCCCGGCTGTGTCCTTGCTCCAAGCCCCGGCCACGCGCTTGAATACCTCGCTATTGGGGTTGGCCATGGCCTGTTGAAAGAGAGGGATACTGCGCACAATCATGTCGTCACGCCTTACAAAGGTGGGCGTGGTGGTATCCGGGGACACCTCTACACCGCCGCCTTTGGTAACCCGCACCTCCCGGCCGCGCTCCCCCCAGGTGGCCAGACCTTCGTAATTGTCCATAAGGGACTTCCCGGTAAAGAAAGCCGGCAGGGTTTGGGCCAGCACCGTGGCCAGGGCAATACCGGTTTGAGTTGAGATAAGGCCCAACGCCGTAGCAAGGTATCCCTGGGCAACCCCGGGCGGCAGGGTAAAGCTGGTTGCGGTAGCATTGGCCCGGGCAAGAGCATCGGCAATGAATATCCGCCCCACCTCTATGGCTTGGTTGAGCAGGAATTCCTGCCGCTGGCGCTTCTCGCGCTCCTTGGCATACCTCTTTTCATTCTCCTCGCGCTTCTTTTCTGCAATAGCGATCTGCTCCTCGGTGGCGTTCTTGGAGTTTATGATGGCATCAAACGCCTCGTTCTGGATGTCCACCTCCCGCTGGGCTCGCTGCTCCGCAATCTCAAAGAGGGCGGCCCCGAACTCGCCAATACCCTGCACCACGTCGTCGGCCAGGCGCAGGCGCTCTTGCTTCTCTTCGGCGGCCAGCTCCAGCTTCAGCTTAGAGTATTTCAGGAAGTTCTGGTAGTCGCGCTCATATCCTTGCTCAAACTCGGCAATCAGGTCGGCCTGGTCCTCCCCCAGGGCCCGGGCCAGGTTCTCCATGCCCTGGCGCACCCCTTCCGTATTGAGAAACCGGTCCACATCCTGGGCAATCTCAAGGGTGTCGTCCTGCTCAAAGAGGTCGTTCAGGCTGAACTTCTCTTGTTGGAATACAAGCTCGGTATCCCGGAAGGCTCCTTGCAGTTCCAGTATCTTGCCTTTTGCCTCTTCGATGGAGCGGGAAAAGGCATCGTACTCCTCCGCTGTCCGCGCCGTGGAGTCGCGTAGCTCTTCCTGCTGGCGGACAAAGTTCTCGTAAAATGCAATGGATCCGTTGACGGCCTGGGTGCGTTTCTCTTCCGCATCAATAACCCCGAGCAGCGCGTCCCTTTGTTTTTCCAGCTCCGCGATGGTGTCCTGTATAGCCTTGGCCTGCGCCCGGGTGGTAGCCCCGTCAAGGAGCCCTTGCTGGCGCTTTATCTCTTCATTGATCTGCCCGATGCTTTTGGCAACCTCTCGCCCTTTTCCCGGGTTGGTGAAAATACTGCCGCCCTCTCCGCTTATATCCCGGCTTTGCTCCTCGGTCAGCGGGCCATAAACCCCTTGCAGCTCGATAGCTTTGTCAATCTGCTCTTGCACCGCCTTGGCGACCGCCTTGCGGTTTTCGATTTCAGAAAGTAGCACGGCGTTCTGGGCCCGGCCCGTGGCCGTTGTTGAATTGTAAACCGACTCCAAAAAGCCCAGGATGTCGCCGTTTTGGATAAGCAACTCGTTCCACAGTTTTGTGTTGGATACCCCGAGGTTTATAAGGTCGGTAAATACCTGGAAGCCCTTAATATTAGTAAGGACATTGCCTATCTCCACGCTCAGGTTCTCAAAGGCTGCGTCGAACTGTTGGGCGCTGTTGGCGGCCTCGTCCAGGATCCCCCCGGCGCGGTCGAGTTCAAACTGAGCGATATTGGTAAAAGCGGTAAGGAAGTCCACGCCCTTTTCCAGCTCCTCATTGAGCCTGGCCTGGGAAAGGCCAAGGTTATCCGCCCGCAGGACCGACTCCTTTGTGATGGCCTCGATGGCCGAGTTGCGAAGGAACTGGAACGACTGCCCGGTCTGCGTAGCCCGCAAGGTCACGAACTCAAGCACCGTGTCAAGCTGCTCGGCAGAAAGGGCGAAGTTGTCGAACTCTACAATAGCCCGGCGGATTTCCAGGTCTGAAAGTAACCCCCTGGTACTGGCCTTTATCCGCTCGAAAGCCTCAACCCCGGCATCGCCGATATTGTTGAAAGCAAACTCGACGCCCTTGGCCTCCCGGGCCAGCTCTACGGATTCCCGCAGGAAACGGACCCCGAGGCGCAGCCCTTCGACAATACCAAAGGCCCCGACAAGCTGCCGACCGATATTGATAAGCGGTGCAAACCCAGAGGCATAGTTCCCAACATTCCGTTGGAAGTCTCCCACCGCCTGGTCGGCAGACCTGACGCGGCGCTGCAGGCGCTCTACTTCAGCGGCGGCCCTTCTGGCGGCAACGCTGTTTGCTCCCTGCTCGATGGCTAAGTCCTTGTACCTGTCCTTGGCAATAAGAAGCTGCGCGGAAAGGCGGCGGTAGGCCCCCACCAGCTCGCTATTGGCCGTGGCCTGCCTTTTAATGTCGCGGTTGACGGCCTGCAGCTCCACGCGCTCCCGCTGTAATGCCCGGGCGGTGGACTCCGTGGCCAGCTCGTTGCGCTGCTTGGTGCGGATAAGCTGCTTCTCCAGGCGGTCCTGCTCGCGGATGATGTCCAGCGCCTCCCGGTTGACCCGGTTGGCCCGGGTAGCCTGGGTATTGAGCTGGCCGGTGTTCAGGGCAGACTTGGCCGCGGTCTCAATCTTACCCATCTGAAGCACAAGCCCCGCAAGGGCGTCGTCGAGCTTCGCCAGGCGGACAAACACATCATCCGCAATAAGCTCCGGTCCGGTGATTTTTCCGTTAGCCATTTTTGTCTGCTATTTTTTTCCGCGCCTCCATCTGCTTCTTTGCGACCGCTGTAAGGGCCTCGTAGCGCGAAAGCGGCAGGGTGCGGTAGTCTTCAATGTGAAAGCCCATGGTCTCCATTGAGGCCAGGCCCTCATAAAAATCCTTCAGGGTAAACTTGGCCGGGCCCTCCCCGGGGCCGTCCTCGGGCGGCTTTTCCAAAGCCTCAACTGCCCGTTTGAATTTCTTTGTGAGCTCCAGGTGCTTGTTGAGCAGTCCCTGCAGCTTCTTGTAGCGCTTGGGCTTGTCCTCGATCCAGCTTATGCCGATCTCGGCAAATACCTCTTTTTGCTTTTCCTCCGGAGCCCTTTTGGTCCACTCAATGAGCAGGTTGACCTTGTTCATCTTGCAGACTTCAAGCAGGTATCGCCTGCGGGCCTCCAGTAGCTGCTCCCCGGTCTCCTCGTCCCGGGCCTCAACCCACTTAGCCTTTATCTTTTCCCAGGCCGTGCGGCCCATGATGCGGTGCGCCACCACCTCGTCCCGTTGCAGCAGCCGGATAAAAAGCTGCGCAGGAATGGTGTCATACGAGTAACCGCTTGCGGATTTCCTCGGCAAAGGCGGGGTAGAGTTTGTCCCGGACTGCCTCCTGGAGGTGCTCCTGCGAAAGGCCGAAAAGATTGCCATACTTCTCTGTGAGTAATGGGACCTTTGGGTCGGTCGAGGTAAAGGTTGCGCTGTCGTTGTCAATTTGTAATGTGAAACCGTCGAATAGTCCGCCGGTCCATTGGAAGTTGTACGGCTGCCCCTCAACCTTCGGTTGGATAGGGCGGGGGCCGTCCCCGAATAATGCCTCCAGCTCGGTGCTGCGGGCGTATGTGCCCAAGAGTTGCCCCTCGGGGTTTTTCCCCGCTTCGAGCTGAATAAGGTTTAGGTCTACGAGGTACGCCTCAAAGCGGCGAACCACCTCAAAAAGCACCCCGTAGACCGCCTCCTTATTATTGAGGGTCCTTACCCTTTCCTGCACTTGCGGTATTGTTGCCACCGGCAGTAAGTTTTTCAGCACCCTCATCCTTCCCGTAGTGCTCCTCCACAAGGGTTTTCACCTCCTTGTCAGAAACCTTCGGGTATCGGTCTTTCACGAAAGCCGCGAACTCGCCCGCGCTCTTCTTCAGTACGGATTTTCCAAAAGTGTACTTAGCCATATCTGCTCAGATTTACGTGGTTGAGATCCGCACCTGGTCCATGTAGTACAGGACCCCGGCACTCGCCACGTCGGTAATGCCCGAGAACCGGACATAAGCCAGCGTGAGAGCTGTGGTGATGTTGATCGTATAATCGCTCGCGTTCTCGGTCAGGCTGGCGATAGTCAGCGTGTTGCCGTCCTCGTCGTATGCCTCCAGGTTGCCGACAACCACACCGCCAAGATGCTCGTCGCCGCAGTCCTTCTTGATCCCCAGGGTAGCGGTCAGGGTGGTGCCATTGCTGGACTCACCGGAAACCACACCCACAGCGCTGTACACCTGGTCCACTTCGGAGAAAAGGAAATCGACCTTTACCTCGGCCGGGTTCTTTTCGTCTCCCTCGTTGTCGGAGAAAGTGAAGTCAACCGCGGTGTATTCAACCGGGGTCTCGGTGGTGGGTACGCTGCGGTTGCCCACGAAAATCTGGGACAACGCCCGCCCGCGGATGGCTCCGTCGTCCATGGAGCGGCCGATCACGTACCCGTTCTTGGTGCGGATAAAAAGGCGGCCGGTCTTCCCGGACATCTTTTTCACCTCCGCATGGGAACAAGCGCAGATCACGCTCTCGGAGCGGATTACCTTGGTGGCGGCCACGGTCTCCTCGCGGATGTCCAAAGCCTGGTCTTCAAAGAACTGAGCCTCCGCACTCTGGTCCGAAAACTTGCCCTTACCGAGGTAGATAAGGTTTCCGGCCGCAACGCCTGCATCCCAGTTGGCCTGGTCTTTCAGCGCGGCAGCGGAAGCAAACTCGAACGAGTCAGCAGCCCAGAAAAGCTCTGAGTAGGCCCCGGTGATGCCTTTCTTGTCGATGCCACCGGTGGCGACGATAGTGGTGTTAACCGCGCTATCCCCGCAAGCCTCTGTGTATTTACTCATCGTATTTTGTTGTTTAACAGTTGTTTATATCGTTGAAATCTACCGTACAACTCACCCTCAAAGCGTCCCAGACCTCCGGCGTGGCGTGCTTGCCGTTTACCGTGTAGTTCGGGAACTTCAAAAAGCTCGTCGTGTCGGGAACAATGCTCGCCAAGTCGCTTGCCTCAATAGCCCGCTCAAATGCGTCCCACAAGGGGTAAAGCACCTGGGCAAAAGCAAGGTCGATTCGCTCCACATTAAGCAAGTCGCGGGTCTCCCGGGTGCACAGCACAAACTCTGCATCCCTTTGGTATCTCGCTCCCATGTCCAGGGAGCGGTCTACCTTGGGCACCGACCAGATCAGGGGGAAGTGCTTGTCCTGATAAACACGCAAGAACGGATCCACATCACGCTCGCGGCCCCATTCGTAACGAACGGAGTATGCCACCGAGTTGATGCTGACCGGGGTCATGCCGGCCACTATGTCTCGCATTATTTTATCAAAGTCAATCACAGCCCGAACTGGTTTGCGTAGGTGTATGGTTGCCGGAAATCCGCATCGGAAAGGCCGTCTGTCTCCTGGAGGTATTCGAGCAGCGATTGCTCGTGCCCGTCAATCTCCGAATACAGCCGTACAAAGTTGTTCCATGCCGTCACAAACCGCAGGTTGATGTCCGCCTGGGTTTGCCCCTGGGCGTCTCCTTTCCCGGCTCCCACCGTGGTGAGGTTTACCTCTGCAAAGCGTAGCCACGCGCAGTATATAAAATAGGGAAGGAGCTCCTTTACCTTGTCATACAGCCCGTCGTATGGGCTGGCAACGGGGTCAGTTTCCAGGGCGGTCTGAAACGCCTCGTACTGAGTCTTTCCAAGTGCCATCAACAGTACTTCCTTCTCGCTTTGGGCGATGATAGCCACCAAGTCAGCGTTTTCGGCTTCCCCGACGTTTCCGCTCACCGCGTTCGGGATCCGAAGCGGCCCGGAAGTAAAGTCTGAAGGTTGTACTATTGATGGCATGGATTACTTGCTTTTTTTGGTTTCGTGTTTCGCCTTTGCCTTCGGCTCGACGTACTTCGCAACCTTGTCCTGATGCACCAGTTGAGAGGCGAGCAGGCCGTCGCACTTCCAGGCATCCCCCTTCTTGCGCGTTGCGAAATCCTTTGTGAACTCAATCTCTCTCATGCTTCAGGGATTAAGTTGCCAGAGTGGTCAGAGCCGCGCTGATGGAGGCCACTTTGCGGAAGCCGGTCTTGTCCACGTTGCGGATAAGGAACGCCAGGCGCTTGCGAGCCTTGAGCGTCAGCTCGTCCTCGGTGAACTGGGTGCCAACCATTCCGGTGGAAAGGGCAACCCCGGGCTGCTCGTACACGCGCACGTAGCGGGAGTCCCCGGCGTACAAAGTGTTTGCAGTCACGTTGTTGTCCACCAAAATCTGCCACGGCATCTCCCGCAGCTCGCGGTCGAAGACGTAGTTGTTGTTGGCATCCTTCTTCAGCACCAGCTTGTTGTAGTCCGCGATATTCATCACGAAGAAGTCAGTCTGGTACTTGGAACCGTAGTTCTTCTCGATGTCCTCCTGCACCTTGACCATAAGGTCGAAGATGTTGGCGTCGGTGATGCCGGAAGCGGCAGCGGTAAAGGCCGTAGCCTCGCTGTCGATCGACTTCAGGTTGGGGGAAATACCATCGCCGTTGATGATGTCGGCGTCTACCTTGTCCAGGACGTTGGACTGCAGGAAGAGGTTGAGCTCCCCGGCAAGGGTGGCTTCGTCTTCCAGAAACTCCTCAGTCACAGGCAGGGTGTCACCGATTTTCTCAACAGGCAGGGTGTATCCCTTCCACTTGGCGGTTGACTCCGGGAAGGCGGCACCTTCAGCAACCGCAGCGGCAGCTTTGACGGTGGTGGCCTCATCCCAGTCGCGGTAGCGGATGATACCGGCATGGTCGTCCGGCAGGGGAATGACCTGCTTGGAGAGGAACTCGTAAAAGGTCCGAGCCTTGCGGCCGAACTGTCCAATCCCGGGCAGGTCCAGCCCGATGGTGTTGGTGGCAACGGCCGCCCGGTTGGTCAGGGCCTTAACCACAACCTCCTTGGTGGACTGCCGGCGGGCAATTGCTTTGAGGTCCTCCTTGTGCTCTTTGAGCTCGGAGGCAACGGCCTCGATCGGGTTGGCGCTTTCGCGTCCCTTGGACTCCATTACCTGGTTGACCTTTTCCTCGACCTCACCGAGAAGCGTTTGCAGCTTGGTAAGCTCTTCGCCTTTGGCCAGTCCTTGGATGTCCTCCTTGCTGACCAGCTCCTTGTCCTGGACGGCTTTCAACTTCTCCGGGTCCATCCCTTTGAGTTGATTCTGCACCGCTTCGGGGAGCTTCTCACCGATGGCTTTTTCCATTTTCGCCACCAGCGCATTAAAATCCTTTTCTTCCATTTTGTTAGGATTACAGATTAAACTTGAGTTTGTGTATCGCTTCGGATACGTCAAAGGGAGTGCTCGTGGCGGGTCCCTTGGAGGAGGTGGCTTTGCCGGGCTCCTCGGTATTGTAAAGGATAGGGGTTGCCTCGTTGGATCCCGCAAGAACCATCGACCCCTCCTTGAATATTTTTGCTTCGTCTACCGCCCAGAAGTAGCCGTACTCGTCAGCCATTTCTTTGTTGGCGATCTGCGGATAGACCTCGTCCCATGTGGCCTTGTTTTCCTTCCAGTCCTCGTCGGCGTCGTTGATGGCCAGGCGCAGCTTCACGTACTGCATCCGCACGGAGTTCTCCACGTTGCGACGAGACTCAACCACTTTTCGGGCGGTCTCGTTTTCGATTTTTTCTTCTGGTATCTCAAAGATGAGCGCCTGTGTCTCGCCTTCCAGGTTGCGGCCCAGGTCCGCCCAGGGCAGCGTCCGGGTAAAGGCTTTGACGTTCTCCGGCCATGCGATCACCTTGCTGGGACTCAGCTCGTGGCTTTCAACGTAGAAGAGCTTGCCTGCGTTCTGGTCGATTGACCGGTCCCAGATGCCATTGAGGTGGACATCCAGGTGGGAGTCCATCCAAAGGGTAGTGTTGATTACGGGGTAGAAGTTCCCGGCCTTCATAAAGGACAGGGCCTTAGTCGTCCCGGGTGCGCCGCGCAAGAGGAAGGGCGTCACCGGGGCCTGGCCCTTCTGAAAGGACTTGAGCACCTGGGAGCACTTCATCTGCGCGATGCGCTTTTCGTTTGCCTTCAAATGTGCGAAGGCCTCCTTTCGTGATGCAAAGGATAGCTCCGGGAATTCGACTAACTTAACTGTGCTCATTTTACAATCGGTTTACCGGCCGCGGCCGCCTTCTCTTTTATAGACTGCTCCAAGGAATCAACCTTGATTCCTCGGCTCCGCAGTTGCTCCAGCTTGGAGAGCGCTTCGACGTATTTCGTACCCTGGTCTTTCATTCTGTCGCAGGTGTTGCTTGCCCCGGCTCACTTCCTAAAAGCCGCACCGGCGCGTTAAACGTATCAATCTCAATTCCCAAAACCTCGGCCGCCTGCATCTGGTCAGCCCCTGCAGACACCAGTCGCATAAAAGCCATGGCTTTACTCTCCCAGGTCTCTGCCCTGTCACGCTCCAGGGCCTGGACAAAGGGCAGGTGCGAGTAGTCAAGCTCCAGACGGTAGTCCTCACGAGAGTATCCGAAGTACCTGCAAATGCCCTCGCAGAAGTCCTCCATGTCAGGCTGGATGCAGTAGGAGATAATCATCGCCCGGGCCTTCTCTTGGTTTTCGTAGGTGGCGCCGGATCCCAGCATCTCGATCACATCCTTGGGGATGTTCAGCATCTTACCAATAGCAAAGGCGTCGTTCATCCACGCCTCGTCGAGCCTTTGGAATATTGCCGGGTTTTCCACAAACCGGTTTACGGCCACAGCCGTCTTGGTCGGGAATACGGTGCGGGACTTGTGGCGCATAGCATCCTCAACGCTCTGTTTGTCGGTCTCCCCCATGGGCAGCTTGGAGGTGTTGGAAATATCCACGTTGCCTGATACCAAAAACTTCCGAGCAAACTCAGCGTTGATATTCTTGGCCTTCAGCACGTTTTCGCTGTTGGCAATGATCTTGTAGATGGCATCGACCCGGGAAGGGGAGTCGTAGTAGGAGCTTATGCCGTTGGAAATGTCAAAGAACTGCAGCAGCTTGTCGTATTTAAAGGAAAGCGTCTGCTTGTTGGTTTTGTACTTCAGCATCGCCTCGCGCACCTCGCGCTCTGACTGCTCGGAGAGTATGAGGCTCATCTGATGGTCGGTGATGCGCTTGGGCCACTCGATGCAATCCCCATGGAGGAAGTACATCTTGTTCTGCGGCCTTACAAGTCGGCTATCCACGTACAGGTTGGCCGTGCCCAGCTTGCGGTGAAACATATAGTCCCACTTGAACTGGGCCGCGGTCTGCATGGGGTTGGGGTTTCTAAGCAGGTCCAGAAGCGGGTCGCGGTCAACCTCCTGGTCTCCTCGGTAAAGTCGGTACTTACCCAAGGAGGCAAGGTCAGGGAGTAGGGTGAAAATAAAGATGGCGGCGGGGTTTTTGAACACCAGCTCCAACCGCTGGCGGTGGGTCTTCGGGCTGCCGGAGAACCCGGTGGATTCCCAGATTTTGTAAAAGTAAGAGTCCCCCATGCGCTCTACGCCAATGAGGGCCCCCATAAGATTTGACCAGTATCCCATCAAAAAAACCCCTTACCTGTTGGGGTAGGGGGCTTTTGTCCTGTTCACAATTCCCGAAAAAGCCACTACCCCGAAGTTAAAAACGGGATAGTGAACATTGCGAATGTACGCACAAATTGTTACAGATACAACAAAATGTTAGATTTTTTTACAGAACTATGGAAAGCTCATCTTTCAATCCCCGGCAAGCATACTCCGCAGCCTCCAGGGCGTGGTCGTTTCCTTTGATGGGCCGCCCATCGATTGGGTGCCCGTTCAGGTCCGTCTCCAGATAGTAGTGGTCGTACTCGTGTTCCAGGTTAATGGATCCGTCCGTGTAGAAGTTGGCCGCCCGGTTTATGAAGTTGATGTTGGCCATCTTGTCCTTTTTGGCCTCAACCGCCATCCATCCGTGCTCACGCAGCTCGATGATAAGCCCCTTTTGTGCCGGATCGCAGAATATCGGCACGGTCTTCTCAACACCTATCCGGTCGAAGACGTAGGTCAAAAGCCCTTTGTGCTTGCCCCAGATGGAGTTGTCCTGGACCTCCCCGCGTATTTTCAGGAGCTGCTCCTGGTAGCGTATCTGCATCGCCCGCATGGACTCGTAGAGAACCTCGTGGCGGTAGAAACAGCCGTCGTGGTATTTGACCGCAACCAAAGCAGTCGGGGCTGTATCCCCAAAGTCAAGGCCGTAGACCATTGGCCCATCTATCTGCAGGAACTCCGAGTACGTGACCTTTCGCCAGCCGTAGTACACCTTCTTATCTCCCCCGTCTGAGACCAGACCCATTATCTGATTCCAGTAGTATTTCGGGTTTGTCTGCTTGTACCTTTGATACCGGGCAACGGTGTTGTGGTCCAGGTTCTTGATGTTGTCCAAGTATGTGCCGAAAATGGACAGGTGGCCGGGGATGCCTTTGGGCTTGGCGCGGTAAAAGCCTTCAACATCGGATGGTGAAAGCGAGTAATACTCCGATATTAACCAGTGGTCTTTTGGGGGCGCGTTCCAAGACCTATGAATCCTAACAGGCCCCTTCACGGTACGTAAGGAATCGGCCAACTTATAGTGTTCCTCCTGACCTACCTCCTCGTACTCCTCGCCATACACATCTGTTGCCCCAGCAATCGACTTCATGTGCGCTGTGTTTCCCTTTGAACTCGACTTAAAGCCACGGGATTTGATCATATTCCCGTTGTCCAGAAAGATTGCGCTCATGGTGTCCTCCCGTAGCAAAATGTGATCGGTGAGCTTGATGTGATTAAGGTCTGAAACCTCCTCAACCCTGTCTTTGAAATCTTGCCAGAGCGAATCCCGTATGTGGCCATGGATGGCTCGAACGAAGTAGCCTCGAAAATAGTTTGAAGTGAGTCCTTTGAACAAAGCGTGCAGGGTCATGTTGTGAGAGCCGCCGCGACCACGTCCGCCCCAAATGTCGGCCTCATAATACGTCTCGGTGAAAAGACGCTCTGCGTATTTACTCGGGATTATCTCCAGCATCGGAGAAGTCTTTGAACCTAACGGTCACGCTGCTCAGGGGTGCCTGCCTCTGGCTGTTGTCCTTCTCGTAACCCCCCAGGTGCTTCAATAATTTGTCAATGGCACCCTGCTTGCCGGAAGCCTTAATCTTCTTGGTGTACCCCAGCAAAGACCTGTTCTCACCTGACCCGGCAAATTCCTCGAAAACAGAAAGCTCCTCAATCGAATCCCTGGTTTCCCGGGGAATGTCGTGGATGGACTTCAGCGAGCCGTCCTCATTATAGAACTCCGCAATGTCCGCCCTGGCAATATTTGCAAGGATGCCAATACATTCATCAACAGTTATTTGTGTTCGCTTAGAGAGTTCGGCTTTGAGTTCTGAAATACGGTTTTGTATGTCAGGCTTTGTAAGGTTTTCGCTTCCGATTGATCTGGCAGTATCTTCAGAATACCCGGCCCGAATAGCGGCCTGGGTGGCGTTGAGATCCACCATGTACTCCTCGCAAAAGCGTTGTTGCTTGTCAGTCAGGGCCATTGTAATCCTTTATATGCTCGTCAATAAGCATCCGCACATGGTCTTCCGGGCTTCGGTACTCAGCCTTGCAGATAGCCTCCAGGGCCAGCGCCTGGTCGTCGGTGAGTGGTACTGTAAGGCTTGGCATATTCAAAAATATAACATTTTGTTGTATTTGCAACATTTTTTTATCAAGGCCTGTGGGTGTACGCAGCTCTGCGCATGGCTGCTATTGCTATTTGGTGTCTGGGCGTCATGGTTTTGTCATTCAGGATCCCGAACTACTCCCGGTCCGGTTGCGGGGCTTGTTTAATATATTGAGCAATTTGTAGCATTTATGTTTAACATTATAAACATTACGCAAAACCTTTTCCCAACTATTCTTCTGGTTTCATTCCTCTTGTTTTATTCGGTTTGCTTCCTTTATTAGTGTAATTGCATTTTTTAAATGTTGTTTAGCGCTGTCAACTTGTCCAAATAAGTTCCATCCTGGCCCCAAACCGTAGATCCACTCTTCAATCTTTTTTAATTCTTTTGTTGCTTCTTCCATTTTTCTCTTGTTTTAATAAGGTTGGGGGCTGTCAGGGGTTAGGTATCGGCTTCTGGTTGTCCCATTTCAGGATTGCCTTTCCTGAATGTAGCAAAGACGCCCCCCGTTTTTTCTATTCGGTTAAAATAAGCCCGGTCAAAAGCACCTTTCGATACTCGGCCGGGGACACCCCGACCCTTCCGGGCTTATTCGTTTAAATCCCCTCCCCATAACCAGGCTATTGCGAGTAAAAGGAGGAGGATCGTGACTATGTCGTTTGTTGTCATTCCCTGTTTTTATATTCATACCATACCCTTGCTATTAGCATAAGACCTATAAATCCTATAAG